TACGAGCAAGTTCCTTAAAAATTGAAAGGTCGTCGTCATCGTCATCTACTTGTGATGTAGTTTCTGCTTCAGCTACTGGAGCTGCTGCAGCTTCTTTGATTGTGCTTGAAATATCAAGTCCATCTGCTTGTATATCTTCTGCCTCATACGGTGATGGTGCTGAAACCTCTTGAGTTTCATTAGCAAGGTCAAGAACTCTGTAGAGTTTTTGCTTGAGTTCATCGTATGACTTAAAGTTAGAAGGGTCTGTAAGAGCTTGTAAAGAATGCTCTTGGTTCCAAACACGTTCAAGTTCTGCATCGTCATCTAATAGCGGTGCAGGTGCATCAAACTCTGATTTGTCATAGTTCGGGTAACCCTCGAACTTACGAATTTTAAGTCTGAAATTAGCACCTTCCCATAGGTCGAATGGATTTACTGGTTCTTCATCTTCAAAGGTAGGATTCATCAAGTCGTTTAACTTATCAAAAATCTTTTTACCGAATGAGTACATAAAGACCTTCCCTTCATTCTCTGGGTTTGCTGGGTCTTTGACAACATAGATATTTGAAGTATACTTCAATCTACGCTTTTGTTTACGAGCTTGGTCTTTATCAGCATCAACACCAGAATTCCACAACTTAGAGTTGTATTCAGATACTGGGTCGTCTTGGTTGATAGTAGTCAAGCTGTTTTCGATATACCATAACCCTGTAGGTCCTTGGAACCCGTGGTCCCAAATTCTTACGAAAGGCATCTCCTCATTATTTGGAGCAGGTAGGAAACGAATAATCGCAAAGCCGTTACCAGCTTTATCTCTTGTTGGTTTCCAGAATTTACCCTCGTTTGGGTCTTGGTATGATTTGGTTGAAATCTTATCGAGCTGTGCGTTTAGCGCGTCGAGTGACTTCGTACGATTCTTCTTAAGCGAAGCAAAGTTTGTAGTTGCCATAATAGTTTTCTCCTTGTATAGCGTTATATAGCGTTGTATTAAATTTGGAAGTGGTCACGTATAATGTCCTTAAACTTCCGTTCATCATAAACTAGAAAGGGTTTATACTTTCTAGAGAGTCTTATTATATCATGTGAGATTATTTTGTCAACAATTTTTTCACTCCAATAGTCAAAAATATTGGCAGTATGTACCAGAATGGTGAAGGTCTCTAGAGAAATCTTCCTCTGGTTATACTGAGTCATAATGTAAGGATGTTGACCATCCCTTGATATAAAATTAGCTGTCCAATCTTCATCTAGATTTTTCAGCTCGGATTTAAAAGTATAAGTCAATGACTCAATCTTTTTCCTCCAGTTTAAATATCTATTTTCAGCCTCATAATCGAGTAATTGGCGAATCCAGATATTTGGATTATTTATAAAGTTTGCGAGCATAAAGTTCACTACATCGTCTTTTTTTGACAGTTTTGCAAAACTATATGCATCAGGTCTAGTACGAAACTTATCCATTGAAGCTCTGACTTTACCATTATATTTATGATAGTCATAGCCGTCAGATGTAAAATGTTTCTTCAGTGCTAGATATTTAATGTAAGTTTCAAATCCTTGGTCATTTATCAATGTGTTCATTCAGTGTGGATTCTTCTTCTTGTTTAACCATTTTCAAACCTACAGCTTCAGTTCTAATTTTTTCTTTAAGAATTGAGCTTTTCTTTACGATTTGAGCTATGGTCTCTATTTCTAAGTTGTTCTTTTCTGCAAAATCTACAAGAGCATCAATATATGGTACACCCTTTGATAATTTAGAAGAAATTTCATGGTGTATCTTATCTGGTGTCAGTGCGACAACGGACATATCACTATCTCCTGGTTTTTGTTTTTTTGTCATAATTTCCTGTTATTATATACTAAAAGCAATGTATTGTCAACATGTTTTTAATATTTTTGTGGATAAAAAAATGGGCCTATTTCCCAATAAGCCCATATATTATAACACGTTTAACTGTGTTTGTCAACCATTATTTTTATTACCAAGAGCTTAATAATGTAGTCAGGTAATTTGCTTTACCGTGATATAATTACTCTTAGTTGTTAGAGCGGTGACTGCTCTTCTGTTATTTATACAATAAATAGTTCTTGTTCTTCGCAAAGCAAAGGGTCCATAATAAACTCTTCGAAAGTGCACATCTCAACATGATGTTGTACTAACGGAAAGCTTCCGTATCCATAGACTGGCGACATAAACGGTTGATAAAGGTTTGGCCAAATTACTGGTGATAAAAAGCCAATCATACTCATAACGAAAAAACTAATTGCAAGAAATCCATAACAAACAGCTTTGATGTTCATTATTCTACCTCTGACGGGTCCTTGCTCAAGTCTACGACATAACCACGTGCTTCCCATTGCTCTAATGTTCGGCATCGTGTCTTACGTTGCTTCAAGCCATTAATTCCGATTGTTTCGACTCTTGCACAATATAGGCCGTCGTCGTTCAATCTTGCTACGTAATCTTTTGGTTCTGCGGTTGCTGTGGACACAAGTCCAGCTGACAGTAAACTAACTGCTACTACAAAGTTTCTCATGTTTGTGTTTCCTTTTAACTGTGGGGGTATAAATTTTGGTTTGTTACTCTTGGTAACACAATTATATATAACGGCTAGACCTATTTTTATGTTAAAGTTTTGTTAAGGTTTACTATAATGGTTGGAAATACTTAGACAGAAGTTATACTTCTTCAAATAAAACATTCTCTACATATTGGTTTTTACGCTCTTCGGATATCCCCATTGCAAGGATTGAGCTATGTAGCATCTTATTCATTTTCTGATTACGACAATATTTGTTTTGTGCTTCAAGTGTGTTGAGTTCTTTGTCTTTAGTATAGATTGGATTATTCATTTCCATACAATAAAATGATGCAAGATTGTGAGCCATACTACAAAGTTGTTCTGTTTCTTCACCTTCGCGAATACTACCTGCACCAACAATATTAGGACTGAAGATTTCCATAGCCCAATCAGGCATGACTCTAGCTCGGGTCCATGTTAACCCCTCAGTCTCGTAACTAAATTTATCTAGATAAGGGTGGTGACCACCAGTAATAGGAGAATAGTCACAGAAACACCCTGAGATTTTTTTCGGATTAGCTACAATATCTAAACCAAATATAGGTAAATCAACATTTTCTCTTGGAAAAATATTAATATGCATTAACCATAGTTTGTTTTTACCGACAGGTTCTATTGTTTTTAAATGAGCTTTTCGTATGGTATCGCTTTCCCAAAAATAATCACTCCAGCCTTCAAGGTCTGCGACATGTTTTGGATTCTCAACTTCTTGCATGTGAGAGCTAAATAAGCGCCTTAACTCGCCTGACAAGTTTCTCAACTTATCAAATAATTCTGATTTTATCATTCGTCGAATTGGTTTAGTTCAGCTAAAATAGTTTCACTACTATCATAATCTTCTGGATTCTCATGATAGAGTTCTATCAATTCCATAAACATACGCTCTGCGAATTCAAAACAAATTTTAGCTTCATCAGCCATACTGTCGTCAAGTAATTCTCTTACTCCAGCGATCAGGCCTTTGCGATCGTCAAACTCATACATTGCTCCACTACCAGGAACGTGCTTCTTAATAATTTGACCACCATGAGCGTCACCGAAATGTCTTACATATAAATGTGCTAACAATCCAGTATTGTTTTCGTCTTCGTAGAGTACGTCGATATGTCTTTGATATTCAACAACGCTTTTCAAAGGTTCTTCAATCTCAGGTAAATCATACATGTTTTCAAGTTCAATTAAATCGTCTTCGATTTGTGTTGACCTAAAAATAGATTCAAGTTCAATTGGTATAGAAACTGCGCTTTCAAGTGCTGAATAATTTGCTAATTGTGCAGCTAGATATTGTTGATATAGTCTTGGTGGGATATTACCACTCAATAACATATCTGCAAATTCTGTTCTTTCTGCGTTATCGTGATGCTCTTTTGTTAAGGCTTTAAGATTGTTTGACATGACCACTCCATTATATTATCTGGTTTTCACAAAGTTTATTTATAAATAGTTGTATAGTCATGCTTATTTGAAATAAAAATAAAAGGAGAATTTGTATGCTAAATCTAGATATGTTAAAAGGATTCGTTAATATCGGTAAAGATTGGGTCCTCGACAGAATCGGAGAAAGAACATCATGGGATGGCGGTGTTATTATTGCTGTCTGTGGTGGCTACCTGATGTTAGGTGGTTTAATTGACTTAGTAGCATGGGGTGGATTACTCTATGGTGCTTGGACTTTATGGAAATCTGAAAATGTCTGATGAAGAAAAGAAAGTAGTTGCTCACCACCCCGCTGATACAAATGGCGATGGTAAAGTAAGTAAAGAAGAACATGATATGTATCTCGAGTTCAAAAGAAAAGAACTTGAAGATGCGGACGCAATGCGTGATGCTCAAAGAAGTATGGCATGGTTTTCTTTATATGGAATGCTACTATATCCAGTACTCGTAATTGGTTCTAATGCAATCGGT